TAAATAAATACAGAACACAACCAATCAAAATAAACAAGGTAGATGAATTTAAAAGACCAGCCGAGAGACCTCAATATTCTGAATTGATTAATAATTCACCTTTAAAAATGAGGCACTGGAAAGAATCTCTCAAAGATTATATTTCTAACATTAAAAAGTAAATGACAGAAGAATTTATTCAGTCTATTAATTGGCACAAAGGCGACCCTATAATAATTAATCCCCTAAAAGATGATCCAGCTATTCCTAATAATCAAGAAGGCTCTTTTTGTGTTGATTTAGGTTGTGGTAAGAATAAAAGAGAAGGATTTATTGGAGTAGATCAAGCTCCAGACGGAGTAGGCGATATTCAAATCAGACTTGATATATTAAACGACAAATTACCTTTCGAAGATAGTTCTGTTGACTGTCTTTTTGCATCACATATAGTCGAACATATAGGCGAAGGCAAAATGATTGCTTTTATGGATGAGTGTTATAGGGTATTAAAACCTTATGGACTTTTTGAAATTATAGCTCCAGTTTACAATTCTAGTGATGCTTATAGACACCCAGATCATAAGAGATTTATTCATCCAGAACTTTGGGGATTTTGGGATCCAGCTAACTGTCAAGAAGACAGAGAATGTTATGGAGTAAAAGCTAAATTCACTCTCGCTATTAATGAAGAAGAAAGAATATTTGGAGACAGTGAAGAGCCAATGATACTTAGAAAATGTCAGCCTATGAACTTTGTATATAAGAATGGCAATTTTGTTACTCTAGTAGCTATTAAATAATTTTACATTAAAATGAAATTTCTAACTCCTAAAAATAAACCAAAAGAAGTAAAAAGAATCAAACCAAATAGCAAGAATTATGTAATGAATATTACTGGAGAAATAAGTGAAAATACCTTTGTAGATTGGAGATTTGCAGAAAAAGACAACGATTTAGTTTTCAATATAAATTCTTATGGTGGAGATTTAACAACAGCAATGAATATATATGAAAGAATGAGAAAAGAAAAAAGAAAAAAAATATGCAAATCTTTTGGAGGAGTAGAGTCTGCCGCTATAAATATTTTTGTAGCAGGAGATGAAAGAATAGCAGGAATAAACGATGTTTTTATGATTCATAATGGAAAAGTAAATAACAAGACAATAGATGAATTACAATTTTTTATGGATTATGCAAATAGATGTTCTGTAATAATAAGCAAAAGACTTTCTGACATAAGTATTAGACCTTTTGAGTTTTGGATGGACTTATTCACTAATGGAAAGAATAACTACTTCACAGGACAGGAGATGTACGATTTAGGTGTAGTTACAGAGCTTATATAGACAAGAATAAAAATTATGACGTAATAAGAAGTTGGTAGTACAAAGTATTAAAACAGTATTTTTGCATTAATCAAGTTTTTTTTAATAAATATTAACTTTTTTTAATAAAATGAATAAATTTGAAACAATAAGATATAAAATATATTATTGTTTTTTAAAAAAATCAAGAATATGGACTTATTTTAGAGAAGAATTTTTAAATAATTTATTATTTGAATTAGAAAGATTTGACATTGATAAAGAAAGTATTATTAAAAAATATAAAGATGAATTAATTAAAATAAGAAAAATAAACAAAAATTTATAATATGATTTTTTAATAAAATGACGAAAAAATCATTCAAAAATCTAATGGAAAAATTCATTGAGATTAAAGAAAATGTAGAAAATGTAAATAAAGCATTGAAAGTATTCGAGCCAGACTTTAATTACCTTTGCTTTAGTAAATACGAATATATATTTTTAGACGCTCTAAAAGAAGCTATGAATGATGAGTATGACTGGATTGATTATTTCATATACGAATTAAATTTCGGGAAAAAAGCTAAAAAAGATTCTGTTACAGAAAAAGGCAAGAATATTCCTATTAAGACAATAGACAACCTTTATAATTTAATCACTAAAAATAAATGAAAATAAAATTTGCTTCTCTGGTAATTCTTTCATTCAATCGTAGAAAGATGATGGAAAGATCACTTAATTCTTTATTCGCTAATACTACATTTCCCTATGAATTAATCGTTGTAGATGACGGTAGTCACGATGATGATACTGTAGACTACTTAATGAGACTTTATAGACTTGGAAAGATTTCAACTCTTATTCTTAATGGAGGAAAGAATATGGGCGTAGGTGTAGGAATAAATAGAGGATTTGATATTGCTCACGGAGACATTGTCTTGAAATTAGATGCCGACCTTGAATATGCTCCTGGTTGGTTAGAGAAGACAGTTAAGATTATGGAGACATTTCCAGAAATAGGGGTAATGGGATTATTTAAATACTTCCACGAACCAGTAGACCATAGAAAAATGTTTATTAGAAGAGAAGAAAGAGACGGAGTAGCTGTAGAAGTACATCAAGATTTCGTTGGCAGTGCTATGGTAATTACTAAAGAACTTTACAATAAGAAAGGAAAGTTTGGAGAATTTAGTGCGGCTTTTGCTGAAGACACTATTTGGAAAATGGCAAGAAAATCAGAAGGCTACTGGTTAGCTCTTCCAGAAGAAGACTTGGTTTATAACTTTGGCTTTGGTAGGATTACTTCAATTCTAGTTAATAACGATGGTACTGTTAGGGACATCGCTCAAGAACCTTTAATCTTTAATAAATAAATTATGTTATATTATAATTTCGTTTTAATCGGTTGTGAAAACATAATAGAGATTGATATTTATAACTTTTTAAAAGAAAATAATTTTGAAGTTGTTAAAACAAAATTTGAAAGTACAATGGAAGAAAATAAACAAAACTATTTTATAGAATTTAAAGGAGAAAATGCTATACGAGAAAATTTCAAAAATTTAAAAACTAACGCAAGATTTATTATGGATTTTGAAGGTAAGGTAGAGGAAGAAGAAAAAGAAGGATGGATTATTAAAGGTCAAAAAATGTTATTCAGAGAATTAATTAATCAATAATATGAGAATTGCAGTAATATGAGCATTTTCTACTTGAAAAACTACTTATGTTGAAAACTATAAAGGAAAAGAATTAAAAGCTATTAATCTTGAAAGATGATTTAATTCTCAAGAAGAAATATTTAATAATCAAATAAAGTTTGAAAAAGAACATAAAGACTTTATTACAGACAATTGATTATTTACAATACTGGCATACACCAAGAAATTTAGACCAGAATTATTTGAAGAACAATTAAGAGAAACTAAAGAATATTTAAAAAATAATCCTTATGACAAAATAATTCTATTAGAACCTTTGAATAAAATAGAAGATGATTGATTTAGATTTACAGACAAAGAGTTACAGTTAGAAATACATAATATAATATTAAATATACTTAATGAAAATATGGTTTGCTACAGATCGTTCAACAGGTTGTTATTATGTTAGAGAAAAGATTATTGAAAAATATATTAATAGAGAATGAATACACGAAGTTAGAATAGACGACCAAATAAGTTTTAAGATTAACGACAATAAAGAGATTATAGATGTTATGGCTGATAGTCTTGATTGGTGTGATGTAATGGTATTAGCAAGAACTTATAAACCTCTACAAGACAAATCAATAAAGAGTAGGCATAAAATACCTATTCTTCTTTTAAGAAAGGCTAAAGAACTTTGAAAGAAAGTAGTCTATGAAATTGATGATGATTTTAAAACGCTCTTTGAAGGCAAGGCTCTTCACAATATGTCATCAGTAGAAATTTATAATCGCTGGGACAAGAAAGAACAGATTGATTGCTTTTATAACGAATCTGATTTAATCACTACCACTACAGAAGAACTTAGACAAAAACTTATTCCAGAAAAAACAGTCGTCTTGCCTAACTGTATTGACTTTGAAGAGTATGGAGATTTTAATTTCAATAAGAGATGAGACAAAATTAAAATACTAGTGTCTGGCGGGATTACACACCTAAGAGATTGGCAGATTATTTTAGACCCGCTCAAACAACTTTCTAAAGAATTTCCTATTGAGATTATATTTTATGGTATAGACAGTAATGTTTTGGCTACTACTTTCAAAGATTATTTCCAGAAAATGGACAGAAACAATCCTCTTAATCAATGGATGTTTTCTCTTTTTGACTTCATAAATAAGTCTCAAGAGCTGGGCAATATTACCTTTGTGAATTGGGTAGAAGTTAAAGACTACCAAAAAACACTCAAGTCTTTAGGAGCGAACATAGGACTCATACCATTAGAGGGAACAGAATTTGATGAGAGTAAATCTGACATTAAGTTTAGAGAATACTCTGCCTGTTCTATTCCAGTTATAGCCAGCAAGGTTATTCCATACTCTAATAATATTACAGAAGAGACAGGAATACTTTGCAAGAATAAGTTTTTTAACTGGTATAATGCTATTAAGAAACTTATAGAGAATGAAGACTTGGCTAAAAGACTTGCTCTTAATGCTTATAATGACACGCTTAAAAATAGAGACATAAGCAAAAATTATAAGCATTGGATTGATGCCTATAAGAATTTATAAACATCTTCGTTTTTTATTCTGACTACTTTTAATCCCTTAGAATATAAATAAAGGTCTTTTTGATGGTCTTTTATTCTTTGGCTTGGTTTATTATGATAACCTCAATCTATTTCTATACAAGTCTTTTGATTAGGTAAATAGAAGTCAACAATACAATGGAAGTGGTCTTTAATAAATGATTTCTGAAATATATATTTTATTCTTTTCTTGTCTAACATATTTTTAAATAGAAGCTCTGATTTAGTAGCTTTTCTTATTAATTTTCTCCTGTATTTTTTATTTAGCTTTTGTTTTTGTTTTTTAGTTAGATTATACATAAGAAAGTAATGTTTTCTTTTATTATACACAAAGATTTTAAGTTTTAAAATACTTGTCTTTAATTAGATTAAAAGTGTATAATAGATATAGATAACCTTATAAAAAAAATGATTGAGTTATTTTTACCAAATCCAATAATATATAGAGAGCAAGAGACAAAACTAAGTGCAGATTCGACTGTTTGAGCTACAACTTTGAGCGTAGATGATGCTACTTGATTTAGTGTAAATGATTATTTAGTAGTTTGAAATTATTGAATAGACAAGGCAGAGCTTACTAAGATTTCTTGAATACCTACTCCAACAAGTCTAGCAATCAGTGCATTAAGTTTTGCTCACAATAAATATGACACTATAAAAAGAATTGCTTGGAACCAAATACAACTCTATTCAAGTGCTACTAAGACTGGCACTTATTCTTTATTGACCACGCTTAATATTAAGCCAGATTCAACAGTAGTTAAATATGAGCATAGTGCTTGAGCTTCAACAACTTATTATAAATGGAGATATTACAACAGCACTACATTAGACAGCTCTGAATATTCTAATCCAGTCAATGAAGCCGCTCACTATTGCTCAATAGACAATATTAGAGAACAGGCTTGATTCAGAAATGCTGAATGAATAGAGGACAATATAATTCGAAATTACAGAATACAAGCCGAAGGAATAGTAAATGGCTATATAACAGGCTATTACACGCTTCCTCTTTCTAGTATTCCAGACATTATAGTTTTAATTACTAAACTATTGGCCGCTGGTTATTTACTTATTGCTGAATATGGAACGCAAATTTCAGAAGACATAAGCAAATATGGAAAGAATATGATTGACCAAGCTATGTGAATGCTTAATATGATACAAAAATGAACTCTAAAACTTATAGACACTGATTGAGCGGAATTATGAAGAGGAACTGTTTTAACTCCTAGTGGAAATAATTACCCTTATGATTCTAGTTTGGCTGATAGTGGCGAGCTTTTCAATCTTTCCAACGAAACTTTCAAATTCAAAGACCCCTCATTTCCAACTTCTTAATCTTTCTACAATATGGCAGAAGGATTTAAACTTTCTTTTTCGGTAGAATGAGAAAAACAAGCAAGTAGAATTTTAAATTGAATGGTAAGTAAGTTAAAAGATATGTCACCAATCTTTAAAGAAGTTTCAGAAACTCTTGATGAATGAGTAAAGAAAAACTTCTCTAGCGAAGGTAAAGAATTTGAAGTTACTTGGGATCCACTTTCTCCAAATACTATAAGACAAAAAGCAAAGCTATGATATTGAAGTAAGCAAATATTGGAAAGAACAGGAGCTTTGAGAAATGCTTTTCATGCTAAATATGGAAAAGATTTTGCAGAAGTTTATAATGATAGTCCTTATTTCGCTTACCATCAATCAAATCAAGCTAGAAAAATAATCCCTAGAAGAATAATGTTTAAATTAACCAATCAATATATTTCAACTATTGTTAAAATATTCCAAAAATACTTAACTTTTACAGATAGATAATGACAGAAAACCTTGAAAAAATCAGAGACATATTAAGAAGCTCTATAACAAGTGTAAAGAATTATTACATTGGTGACCCAGTATTAATTCCAGCTTCTTACTTGCCTTGTATAACAATAGACCAAGTCTCAACAGCCGTAAAAACGCTTGACAGTGCTAGGGATATTTACACGACTAATGTTCAGCTTTCTTATATTATGGATATTAGGTCTGACTTCAATAAGAGACCAGACGAAGTAATAGGCACGACTACCCTTAGAGAAGTTATGGAGGGCAGAGACGCTAGTGGAGATTTAAAAACTAATTCTATTGTTTATTTACTTACCAAGAATTGGGATTTAGGCAGTGATTGGAAGATTAACAACGAATACAATATAAATTATGCAGAGAAAGCTAGATGAGAACAACTAATAACTAGAGAAGCAATCCTAACTTTTTCAATTTATAAAGCACAACTTAGGGGATAATCTTGTCATAAACAAGATAAAAAGCGTATAATACTTATAGATAACTTTACAAATTCTATGAAAAAAAATACAGAAGTAATAGAAAGAAATACTATTACAATTCACAATTTATATCACAAACCTATGAGCTTAGTAACTATTAAATGAGACTTTCCTTTACAGGTTTGAGCAAATGAAGTTCCTAAAGATATAGCTGAACTTATCGAAGAAAATCGCTATATTAAAAAAGAATATATTTTTATAAAATAATTTTAAAAAACTATGTCACAACATATTGGAAGAGAACAGTGGATAGGGGTTGGTCTTGAAGATAGTGCTGGTTCTGGTGGAAGTATAGACAAATACATTCCTCTGGTTTCTGGCTCTTTTATGACAATGACCGATATTCTTCCAGACGAAGCTGCTCGTGGTATTCGCCATAAAGTAGGTTGAGCTGTATTAGCAAGAACTCGTGGAGAAGGTAGTGTAGAAATGCAATTAGACGTTGAAAACTCTCCTTATTTCTTATACCCAGTAATGGGAAGTATTTCTTCAATTACTAAGGCTGGAGAAACGGCAGTTTATACTCACACAATTTCAAGAGAAAATACAGCTACTCCAAAAACTTTGGTAGCAAAAAGAGGTGAAGGTGTAGATGTTAGAGAATACGCTAATATTGTAGTTTCTTCTGCTAATCTTACAGTTTCAGACTGATTTGTTGGATTGTCTTGTGATTTACTTTCTAAAGCTGGTACATCAGAGACAGGTTCTCCAACTTATACCACCGAAACTTTACTTTCTCTAAAAGATTGTAGTATTCAATTAGGAACTGATTTAACTGCTGCTGCATTAGCTGCCGCTACTAAGGTAACAGAATTAGAACTTAATATAGTAAACAACGCAGAAGCTCACTATATGAGTGGGTCAAGTGATGTAGATACTATTACTTATGGAACTCAAGAAATTACTGGTAGTTTTGTAAAACTTTTTGAAAGTACAACTGAAAGAGCTGCTTATGAAGCATTGACAAAAAGAGCAATGATCATTACAATTACTGGAGAATCTATTGGTAATTCTTCAACAGAAACAATTCAAATAAATATTGCTAAAATGCACCTTTCTGGACATCCAATTGAAATGGGATTAGATGACATTATGGCAGAGACTTCAGAATTTACTTGTGAATATGACCCTACAACTGCTAAAGATGTTCAAATAGTAATTACCAATCAAACTTCTTCTTACGCTTAGTATTTAATTTTAAAAATATATGAAAAAAATAATTCTTCCAGTATCACAAAAAGAAATTGAATTAGATTATAATTATTGAATGGAATTAGAAATTCAAGATATTTTATTTGAAAATCAAGAAGTTAATGAAAATTGAAGTTTTAAGGTTCAATGAAAATCTTTAAGTTTATTGTCAAAAAAACTTTTAGAATTAATTCCTCAAAAAATTTCTATGGAAGAAATTAAAAAACTTTGAGCAGAAGATTGAAGATTTCTAATGGAAGAATGTGCTTCTTATTATAAAGATCTTTCTCAAAAAAAAAATTAGAAAAACAAATTTTTAAAGCTCTAATTTCCAAGTCTAAAAGACCTCCATCTATTTGCAATGAGAAGAATCTTCTTGAGAAATATTGAGAGGTAATATACAGATTACCACCATGGAAGATTAGAGCTTTTATTTTAATAGATAACACTTTACAACAAATAAATGGCTGATAAAGACCTAACATTAAGAATAAATGCAGAAGATAATGCAACAGAAGTTTTAAATAAAACAAGAAAATGAGTAGATTGAATTGTTAAAGCTGGAAAAATTTTGGCTGCATCTTGGGCAGCAAAAAAAGTTTTTGAATGAACTATTTGAGTAGCAATGGATTTTGAAAAACAAATGAAAAATGTGTCTACTATGATGGATTTAACAACAGAGGCTTGAAAAAAAACATTTGATTCAGTAAGAAGTTGATTATTAGATATTGCTCAAAATGTACCAATATCTATTGATTCTTTAAGTGACTCTCTTTATAATATGGTATCTTCTTGATACCAGTGAAAAGAAGCACTAGAAATGGTTAATACTGCTGCAAAATTAGCAACAGCTGGAGCAACAGATGCTTGAACAGCAGCTTATGCCTTAACGGCTTTTATAAAAGGTTATTGAGACGCTTCTGTTTCAGCTAAAGAAGCTGCTGATTTATTATATAATACCAATGTTTATGGTATTACTACTTTTGAAGAATTGGCAGTTAGTATTTCTGGTGCAGTTCCTTCTGCGAATATGTTATGAGTTAGTCAATTAGAATTAGCAGCTACTACTGCTACTTTAGTAGGAAAAACTGGTAATGCTGCAGAAGTTTCAACTCAATTAATGTGAGCTTTTAATGCTATGTTAAAACCAAATAAAGCATTAATATCATTAATTCAAAGTCTATGATATGAAAGTGCAGAAGCAATGATAAAGGCAAATTGATTAAAATGAACATTGGATTTATTAAAAGAATGAGCCAATAAATCTAATGTAGAATTAAAGGACATTACTTCTAATGTTAGGGCTGCAAATTGATTAATACCATTAATGACAACACTTTCTTGAGATCTTACTAATAATTTAAACAATATGTGAAACGCTTCTTGAATAGTAGATGAAGCATTTAAAAAGCAAATGGAGGCAAGTAGTAATTTATGGGATGTAACAAAAAATAGATTAGCTGTTGCTGGAATAGAATTATGAACATTGGTATTGCCTTTATTATCAATGGCGATACAAGCATTAAATTTTATTATACAAAATTGAATAAAAATGTTTTCTGAATTTTGGGATACAACAAAAAAAATATGAGAATGGTTATTAAAATCATTTTTATGAATTTGGGAAACTATTAAAAATGCTGTTTCAGACGCATTTACATATATTTATAATCAGATAAAAGATTCTCCGATAGTTTCTTTTATTCAATGAATAATTGAAAAAGTTCAATGATTATTGGAAAAAATATGATTAGCAAAAAAACAATCTCAAGAACTTTGAGAAGTTTGAATTTGAAATTATAGTAGCAAACAAACAAGTATTTCTATGCCAAAAAAGAGAGCTATTGGTTGACCTGTCTCTTCTGGAAGTCAATATTTAGTAGGAGAAAGATGACCAGAGCTTTTTACTCCTTCTACTTCTGGAATGATTACTCCAAACAATCAACTTTGAGGCGGTGGAGTAGTAATTAATCTTAACAATCCAGTAGTAAGAGATGAATGAGACATTGACGCTTTCACAAATAAAATTATAAAAGCTCTTAGATGAGTAAATTTAAACAATAAACTTTCTTCATTCTAGTGATTACTTATACTATATGATGACAAGATTTAAGTGACGAGGTAGTTAGAGGCTCGCTTAAAATATTAGAAAAGGCGACAGATTCTGTAAACATCTGTCGTTTTGATATGTTGGTAAATTGAACGACTGGAAATAAACCGCTTAGATGACAAAAGGTTCTTGTAGTAAGTGATTGATCAAAGATTTTTAATGGATTTATTGAGATGACTACTGAATGAGAATTGACTAAATGAGATTGGCTTCAATACGAGGTTGAGTGTATAGATTACACCAAAGCAATGCAACACAGATTAGTCGTTGAATCTTTCACAGGACAAACAGTCAAGACAATAGTAGATACTCTAATTAACGATTACATAGGCACTGGCTTTGGAATTACTACTACAAATGTAGTTACTTGACCGACTATTGACTCAATTCAATTCAATTATTTAACAGTCCAGAGATGTCTCCAAAAAATAGCTCAAAATGCTCAAATGGAATGGTATATAGACTACGAAAAAGATGTGCACATGTTTAATCGAAGCGATGAGTCAGCTCCAGAATCTTTGACAGACTCTTCTGATAACTTTTATAATCTTACCCTTGAAGTAGATACTTCACAGCTTAGAAATTCGGTAGTAGTTAGATGATCAACTTACCCTTCAAATAATTTCTCTCAAACAATTAAGGCAGATGGTACAGCTCGGGAATGGTTACTTGCAAGAAAGCCTAAAGCTTGGGTAAGTTTAACTGTTGATTGAGTTTATAAAGATGTTGGTGTAGACCCTCTTATGGAAGAAACGGCTGATGTCGTTATAGACAGAGTTTATTCAGAAGAATCTGGAAGCCTAGTAGACAGAACGACATTGTTTAAAAGAGAATGATGAAGTTGTACTTTTTTTTCGGCTGATGATGATTATATATATATAGGGGCTAGAAATAGCTGGAATACTATGGTTTGGGATTTTGCTACTCCCGCCAGTGCAGATGTTGTTATGGAAATACAATATTCAAGTCTTACTGAATGACAATGGAATAATTTAGTAGTATTTACAGATTGAACAAATTGAATGACACAAGATTGAACGCTTACTTTTATTCGACCAGAGGATTGGGGAAAGGGTAGTCAAATAGATGCCACTACTGAAATTGATCCAGCTAATACAACGAATTATTACTATTTAAGAATAAAAAGAACAGCTAATATTTTGGTAACAGCTCCTGCCATAGCAGAACTTCTTATGGACAGGATTTTCGAGTATATGTTTAACTTTCAAGAAAAATTTGTTAGATGTTCGGCGGCTACAACAACGCCAATTGCTTGAATATTACTCGTTCCTACTTATAGATACGAAGTGCCTATTATAGCTAAATCTCAAAACAATCAATCTATTGAAGCTATGAAGGCAATAGAGTGATGAGACGGTCTCTATGAACATATTATAGTAGATGAGAGTATTACCACTAAAGACGAAGCAAAGGCGAGGGCGGCGGCTGAAATAGCTGATTATGCCAATCCTATTGTCAATGGTAACTTTCAAACAAGAACAGGATTACTTCAATCTGGAAGCAAATTCGTTCCTTGACAGATTTTAACTATAAGTCTTAATTCAAGAGGGCTTACTGGCGACTACAATATACAAGAGATGACTACTACCACGGCTGATGAAAGCGAATTTTATTACGATATTCGTTTCGGCGGTAGGCTTTTAAATGTCTTCAATTATTTTTTGAATAACATAAGCAAGGAAATAGTAATGAAAGAAAATGAAGAGTTATTGTCTATTGAAGTTGTAGACGAGACTGTAACTATTACCGAGACTATAACAAAAGCTACTCCAGAGACAGTAATAGAAAGTGTTTTAATCACTGAAAATGCTAGTGCCTCTACTTTTACGCCTCCTTATACTTGGTGAGATGATGCTGACGAGGGTAGATGGGGGATTTTCGAGTGGTCTTAATCTTGTTGTTTACAAGCCTTTTAATGTATAATATTAATATAATCTTATAAATAAATGGAAAATATAACAGAAAATGTCGGGATTAAATGAATACAAATTTTCTCTTGATATGACATTACTAAACCTAATGCTCAAGAAATTGAAAACGAAATTATAGAAGCTAAAAAAGAAAAAATAGAATGGAGTGATTGGAAAAGTATAATCAGTAAATTCGCTGATTGTTGCAAAACAAGAGAAATAGAATACCATAATCTAATCACGACTGTTGGCAGGTCGGTTATAGCTCAAAGATTAGTCGGCACTAATACCTATACCCTTAATCTTGATTATGGAGCTTTGGGAACAGGCACGACTGCTCCCGCTAATGCTGATACTATTCTTGAGACAGAGCAATACAGAAATACAGTAGCTTCTCAAACTAATTCAAATAATATAGCTTACCTTACTTGGTTTTATTCTTCTACTGAAACTAATGGTAACTTTAGAGAATTTGGAAATGTTATTGACGGTTGAGCAGGAGCAAACACAGGGCAATTATTTACACACGTAGCCGTTGCTTGGAACAAGAGTGCTTTGGAATCGCTTACCGTAGATTGTTCCTATGAAATTTTATAATATAATATATTTAAAATATGGCAGTTTTAACTAGTGCAGTTGTAGCAGGTCAAACAGCTACGGCGGTACAATATAATAATCTAAGAAATGATGCTTTAACAGCTGGTCATATTAGTCTTCAGACTATTACTGGAGCAACTAAAACAGTAGTAGCAAACGAATGATACATTTCTCAAAATGATAGTGATAGAATAGTTTATACTTTACCTACAACAGCTAGTGTTGGAGATGTTTTTATAGTTACTGGAAAAGGTACTGCTGGCTGGAAAATTGCTCAAAATGCTTCTCAAATTATTTATTTTTGAAAGGTTTCTACTACTACTTGAGCTAGTTGATACATTCAATCTACTTGAAACAATGATTCAGTTACATTAGTTTGCACTACTACTAATAATGGTTGGACTGTAACAAATTCTATTTGAGAAATAACTTTAGATTCTGGTTGAACAAATAATGCTATTGACTGAATTATATGATGAGACGGAAGCGATGGTGCATTGTCAATCGGTGCTGGAGCAACTACAACTCTTAATACAAATCAAGTTTATAATTATAGTTCTATAGACATAAACGCAACAGGAACACTTGCTTTCACAGGTGCTAATGGTGCGGCTCTTATAAACTGTAGTGGAGACGCTACAATCGCAGGAACAATAGAACTTCGCAATCTAGTAACAACTGCTTTCTCTGCCTATACCTCTAACAAGGATAGTCTGATGAGCGGAAGTGCTTATACTGCTGTAACTTATAATGCTGGTGGTGCAGGTGGTACAGCTGGTGGTGTTGCAGGTAATGGTGGAACAGGTGGAACATCTACTACTGCTTCTGGTACTCCTGGTACTGGTGGTGCAGGAGGAACTTCTGGTAGCAAAAATGGTGGAAATGGAGAAGGTGGTAATTCTACTACTGGAGGAGGAGGAGGCGGTGGTGGATACGGAGATGGAAATGGAACTGCTGGAGCTACAACTGCCAATACTAATGGAGGTGCTGGAGGTGCTGCTGATGCAACATCTACTGGTCCTGGTGCTGGAGGAGGCGGTGGTGGAGGTGGATTGACAACTGGAAACGGAGGTGCGGGTGGAGCTGGAGGAGCTACTACTAGTGTAAGTGGTGGAGAAAACGGTGGAATAGGTGGTAACGGTGGTGCTTCTGGTGCTAGTGGTGGAAATGGAGGAAATGGTGGACAAGGAGGTGCTTGCACTAGAACTGTTTCTGGTATAGGAGGTAACGGTGGAGCTGCTTATGCTACTGGTGGTACTGGTGGTGCAGGTGGTGGAGCTAGTGATGATGGACAAGGTGCAGCAGGAGGAGTAGGAGGTAATTCTTCTCATGGAACTGGTGGTGTTGGCGGAACTGGAGGTAATACCGTTAATGGTAATATTGCTGGTGTTGGTGGAGCTGGAGGAAATGGAAGAATAGGAGGTGCTGGTGGAACTGGAGGTAACCCTGGTTCTTCTGGAGCTAATGGTGCAGCTGGTGGTGCAGGCGGTAATGGAACATCTGGATCAACTTGTCTAGCAATGTATGTAAAAGGAGATCTAACCATATCTGCAACTGTAACAGCTAGTGGTGGTAATGGAGGTAAAGGTGGAAATGGTGGAAATGGATTTGGTGCTGGAGCTGGTGGGGCTGGAGGTGCTGGCGGAAGTGGTGGAGATGGAGCAGATATAATAATACTATGCAAAGGAACACTTACTAATACAGCTACTATAACTAATACAGGTGGTAATGGTGGAACAGGAGGAACAGGAGGTAATGGTGGAGATACTAACTCTACAACTATTGGAAAATCAAATGGACAAAATGGAACCAATGGAAGACAAGGTCGTGATGGTCGTAAAATAGTTGCTTCTATTACTAACCTTTAATCACTATGTACATATTCTATAAACTTGATACACTAAAAATAATGGGAATGTCTACAAATAAAAATTCTATGGAATTCCCTTCAATAGAAACAGAAGAAAATTACCATTCTACTTTTGATTTACAAATAATCGAAGAGAATAATAAATATATAATAAAGCCAATTAATTTAACAATTAATGATGAAATAATCAGCGAATTAAATAAAAATAATAAAGTTTATATTGATTGAAAGGAACAAGAAAATTGACAATTAATTTTAAATTGAAAAAAGATTAAAAAGGCTTGAAATAAAAAAATTAAAAGAGTAAAATAATAACGTTTAAGGTTAAATGATACTAAGGAATCTCTCATTCGTGGGAGATTTTTTAGTTTTTTCTATTGCAAAAACTATTTAGAAAGTATAAAATATAAGTAAATACTAACATTTTTGCAATATGAATATAAATGATTTAATACCTTTCTGAACTAAAATACTTGTCAAAGTAATTAATCTTGAAGAAAAAGGCTGATTAAGTTTACCAGAGACAGAAGAAAAACCATCTGTCCTTTTTTGAGAAGTATTAAAGGTTGGTAATGGTGTAAAGACTTTTAAGGAAGGTATGGTTGTTTTATTCGACAGGTACAAATCAAATTACTGTCCTATTCCTTGAGACTTTAACGAATACAGATTTACAATGCCTAAATATATACTTTCTTACTTTACTAAATAATGGCTAAAATAGTTTATTTAAACAACGAATGAAAACAAAAAGTCCTAAAAGGTATATTTACTGTTACTAATGCAGTTAAATGAACTCTTTGACCTAAATGACAAAATGTAATTCTAGACCAAAAGTTTTCTTACCCTAAAATTACTAACGACGGTGTTACAATAGCCAAAGAAATCGAATTAGAAGACCCTACAGAAGAGATTGGATGTAAGTTAATAAAACAGGCAGCAATTAAAACAAACGACGAGGCTGGCGATTGAACGAGTACCTCAACTGTGTTTGCAGAAGCCATTATTACAGAATGATTAAAAGCTATTGAGGCTGGTGCTTCTCCTATTTTACTCAAGAATAATATTATAAATATTTCAAATAAGGCAATAGAAATTATAAAGAGAAATGTTGTACCTATAACTAAAGAAGAAGAAATTATAAATGTAGCCACTATTTCATCTCAAGACGAAAATATTGGTAAAATTATTGCTGAAATTACCGACAAGGTATGAGAAAGCGGTGTAGTAACAACAGAAGAAATGGCAGAGGTAGGAATTAAAACCGAATTAGTAGAAGGATTAAAAATTGACAATGGTTATTTTTCACTTGATTTTGTTACTGACAGAAAGAGACTAGAGGCAGTTAGAAAAAATTCTAAGGTCTTTATTACAGATGATACAATTACTAGCGTAGAAGAAATGGCTAGTATTCTTCAAGCTCCTTTCAAGGCTAATTTTAAAGAGGTTGTTATTATTGCTTCAACAGTAGAAAAAGGGGCATTATATACGGCTCTCAAGAATCATATTGAGGGCAATATTTCTGTTCTAATTATTAAAGCTCCTTGATATGGAGACAGGAAAATCGAGATGTTAAAAGACATTGCTACTATTACAGGAGGCAAGGTAGTCTCTAAACAATTTGGAAGAGATTTAAAGAAGGTAACTATGGAAGATTTTGGAGAGGCTGAAACAATCAAGGCATATAAAAATTATTCTGTTATTATAGGCGGTAAAGGTAACAAGGAAGACCTAGAAAAAAGAAAAGAGGAAATACAATCTCTTATTGAACAAACTACTTCTGACTTTGAGAGGGACAAATACGCTCAACGCCTTTCTCTTCTTAACGGTGGAGTAGGTATAATCAAGGTAGGTGCTTCCTCTAAGATTGAACTTGATGAAATTAAATATAGAATAGAAGACGCTCTAAACGCCACTAAAGCCGCAATAGAAGAAGGTATACTTCCTTGAGGTGGTACTTCTTATTTAAAGATTTTAAACGAATTAGATCAGTATAAGAATGGAGATATTAACAATGATATGGCAGTCAATATAATCCAGAACGCTCTTAAATACCCTTGTAAAACCATAGCTGAAAATGCTGGGAAAGATGGTGGTTATATTGTAGGAAAGGTTATGGAAAAATATGAAGATTTTAACTATGGTTATAATGCTAAAACAGATGTATTTGAGGACTTAATGGAGAGTGGAGTAATAGACCCTTTTAAAGTAATTAGATTAGCATTACAGAATGCCACTAGCGTAGCATCTATTTTCTTAACCACGAATACAATCGTAACAGATATAACAGATGTTGAAAAAGACAAATCATAACATAGATAGGCTATTTAAAATATTTGAGGAAGATAAAGTAATTATGAAAAAATTTATTTACATAGATTTATGAATGCAAAAATTTTGAGAAGAAAAAAAATATTTACTTGTAGCCTTTCCTAGATGACAAATTTCAAGAGAGCTTGAATATGTTGGCGTTGGAAAAGACAAAGAAGAAGCTACATTTGATTTATTCGAGAGATACTTTTATTCTACTAACGAGCCAAAAACTTACAGACAAATATGATTTTTTCTAAATATGAGCGGAGAATCAGTTAGACAGATTATGGACTGAACGAAAGAAAGCCAATTCACTAATTCTATAATGGAAAAATTAAGACATAGTAATTTTAATAAAAAATGAATACTTACCAAAAAATATTAGATTACATCAATCATTGAGTAGGCGTAATGTGAGAATATAAAGACAAAGAAGAAATACACATATATTTTTATGGATACTTTAATTGATTTTTGGTTTGTGTGGTAGTAAATTGAGATAGTTATATTCCAGCACTTTATGATGAGAAAAAGATTAACGAAATAGACAAATATTTACAACTTATAAAACCTTTCAAAAAATAATGCAAGACATAAATAAATGCACATATTGTTGAGAAGAAAAGCCAAAAGATGTAAAATGGTATTGTACTTGGTTATGTCAGAATTGCAAAAAAATAAATGAGCCAAGAAAATATTTTACTCTTAGAGGAAGACAATTATGGACTGAAAACAAAGTAACAGAAAGAAACAGCTTTACCGAAATTATTAACTCTTAATTTTATTTTAAAAATGGATTTTAATGCCATTAAGCCTTATTCTAAAAACCCAAAAAAACATCCAGATGTTCAATTAAAAGCTATTGCTAATAGCATTAAAGAATTTGGTTGGAGACAGCCAATAGTAGTTTGAAAAGATTGAACTATTATTGTTTGACATTGAAGATATTTTGCTTACCAAAAATATAAAGATGAAATGTCTCTTCCAGAACCAAGAATAGAAGAAGCTAAAGACCTAGATGATAAAAAAATTACAGCTTATAGAATCGCCGACAACAAATTGAATGAATCAGACTGGGACATGGAAATATTAAAAGAAGAATTTCAAAAGATTGATCCATTATTAATTGATATGACTTGATTTGATAATTCATTCATAAACATAAAAAAAGAAGAAATGGAAGTTTTGAACAATATTAAGGAAAACGAATTTTTAGAATATACTCAAGATGTTAAGGATTTCAACAAAAAGAATGAAGATGTTATATTAGAAAAACAAGGAATTAAATGAGAATATAAAGAAAGATTCCCTGTTATTTTTTGGTTTGATGATGAGGAAGAATATAATTTAGTAAAAACATTTTTTCAAAAAGGTAATTGATTTGACAAAGAAAAGCTTATAGAAATTATGTGACTTACTAAAAATTAATATGATAAAAATTTGCATACCTTCCTTTAATAGATGGTATACCATAAAAGAAAATACGATAAATTTAGTAAAAGATTTATGATTTGAACTTTATGTTTTTGTAGAAGATGAAAATAATTTTAATAATTATTCAAAAGAATTAGAATGATTAAATATTAAAATAATACAAACTAATACTAAAAAAATAGCACCTAAGAGAAATTTCATATTAAATTATTTTAAAGAATGAGATAAAATAGTAATGTTAGATGATGATATTAAATGAATGTATTATTGAGTAAAATGAAAAGAATTAATAAAAATGTCAGAAGATCAAATTAAGAAATTTATAGAATTGTGATTTTTATATTGTGAAAAAAATTTAATAAAATTATTCTGAGTATATCCAATAAAAAATAATTTTTTTATGAATAAATCTATAAAAAATGATTGATTCATAATTTGACAATTTATGTGAATAATTATAAATAATTTAAGATTTGATGAAATAATAAATTCAAAAGAAGATTATGATTTTACTTTACAAAATATAAAAAAATTTTGAGCTGTGGCAAGATATCAAATGATTTGTTTGCAAGCTATGTGAAAAAAAAATAATAATAAATGATGATGTAACGAATATAGAAATGATAAAACAGAAAGTGAAGATTTTTTGTATATGAAAGATAAATGGTGAGACTATATAAGAGAAAATACAAAAAGAAAAAATGAAATAATTATTAATAAAATTATAAAATAAATGGATTATTACCAATCTCCAAGAATATCATGAGAATTTCTAGATTGTTCAATGCCAATGACATTTGATCAATATTCTAATTGTTGATATAACTGTCTTTATTGCTTTAGTACATTCCAAAGAGGTATATGACATTGTAAAGAAAATTATTATTGAAATACGATTAAGCATGTTAATGTAGAAAAAATAAAGAAAATGTTTTTAGAAAAAAATCATAAAACATTTGGAAAAATAATAGAAAATAAAATACCAATGCAATGGTGATGACTATCTGATCCTTTTTGTCCGCTAGAAGAACAATTTTGAATTTGATATGAATTATTGCAATTCTTTAATGAAATAGAATATCCTATTAGGTTTTCTAGTAAAACAGATTTATTTACTAGACCAGAAGGAAAAAAATATTTAGATTTATTAAAACAAAAACCTCATCTATGGTTTTATATGTCTAGTATTATTACTATGGATGAAGAAAAAGCTAAACTTATGGAATGAGATGTTCCTACTCCTAAAAAAAGATTTGAAAATTTAAAAGTGTTGTCTGATTTAGGTATTTACACCACTTTAAGATTGAGACCTTTTATTATTTGATTAAGCGACAAAACATTAGAACAAGAATTTAAAATGGCTAGCGAATCTTGAATTAAGGCTATTAGCACAGAGTTTTTTTGTTTAGAAAGAAGAATGACAGATCAACTTAAAAATAAATTTAATAAAATGAGTAAAATAATATGATTTGATATTATAAAGTTTTATGAAAAAGTTAGTTCTTGAAGCGGTTATTTAAGATTAAATTATGAAATAAAAAGAAAATATATTGATATAATGACAAAATTAAGCGAAAAATATAATATAAGATTCCATTGTTCAGACGCTCAACATAAAGAAAAATCAATGAGTGGTTCTTGTTGCTGATTACCAGAAGATAATGAAATATTTAATAAATTTAATAAATGTCAATTTACAAATGCTTTAATGATAGCAAAGCAATCTAAAGATTATACTGTTAAATTTAGTGATATTTCTAAACATGATGTTTTTTTAAAAACAATTCAATGGTCTAATGCAGAATGATTAAACCAATGAAATACTAGGAATAGAAATTTTAATAAATGAAAATCATTATTAGACTTTATGAGAATGTGTTGGAATAATCCAAATAGTGCAAAATCACCATATAAATATTTTGGTTGAATACTTAATCCTATATGATTAGATGAAAATAAAGACATTATTTATAAATTAGATTTAGAAAAATCTAATATATCAAATTATTGTATGTGATGTTGAAATTGCAATAAATAAATTTAATTAAAGGAGGAAAACAAAATGAAAGAACAATGCCCAATTTGCCAAAAAGTTGTTGAAAGTAATGTTATGATTAATTACGAAAAGTTTGGAAAGATGTTAAGAGTCTGTGACCAATGTACTAATAGAATGAATAGTGGAAAATATAATCATTACTTCAATTTTTTTAATGAGTTGGCTAAATAGAGGAGAAAATCCTCTATTTTAATCATATAACCTTTTATTAATATGAAAGTTAAAAATAAATATTCTCTCTATAAAGATGAGTTTATAAAAGAATATGTTTTGGGAAAAACTAAATCGGTAGCTGATTTCGCTAGACAAAAATGATGGATTAAAGCAAGTGATCCTTCTAATGTTAATTGAGCCATATTAGCCAATACAATAGGCTGGACTAATGAAGCTAAAGATGAGGTAGAAAGAATAAATAAAGAGACTAAAGAAAGAACAATGGTAGAACTTGAAAAAATAGACTATAATTCTATTGCTATAAAGAAAGAAGAGATTATAAAGGGTTGTACTTTCGGGCTTAAATATTTCTTTAAGGATTTAACAGATAGATATAAGGCTGGAGAAAGAATTTATGCTTGAGAAGCTAGAGTTATGTATGACATTCTTAATACAGAATTAGAACAATGGCAAAAAGTAAAACCAGCTGGAGAAAATGAACCTATAACTAAAATTCAATTATTACAGATTATTCACAACGAGATTTATAAACCTATGGAAGATGAAATTATTAGAAAAAGTAACGAAAATAAATAATTATGCTAACAGATTTAGATTTACGAAAATGAGGTAACGATCTTTTTTGGTTCGCCGAAAATGTTTTTTCTAAGTCTTTCGATTATGAATTTAGGTCTTGACAACATATAAAGAATACTTGTGACTTATTGCAATATGAATTAAAGACTTGTAGAGTATCAGCCCGTGAGCATTTTAAATCTAGTTCATTATACCTTTTTTTGTTATATATACTGATGTATGTAACACCTTTGAAAGATTTAAAGGTTGGTTATTTTTCGTATACAAGCAAATTTTCTGGTAAACATATAAAAGAATTTAAAAAGATTGTCCAGAATAATCCTTATTTCAAAGATGTTATTGATTTAAAACAAAAAGCTGAAAGTCTGGCTGAATATACTTGGGACAATAAGCATACTTTAGAAATTTCTCCTTTTGGTATGCTTGAATTTACTCGTGGTCTACATCTTGACATTATATTGATTGATGACCCTTTCCAAGACCCAGAAAACTCTCTTAATCTTAGTAAGATTGAAAAGATTAACGAAATATTTAAGACTAATATTTTGCAAATGGGAAAAGGACAAAACACTAGAATACATATAGTCGGCACGGCTCTTTCTCCTAAGGATTTTTATTTTGATGATGATTTAATGCACGAATTTAAAAGAGAAATATGGCCTGCAATTAAGAATTATGAAAGAAAAGAAATTTTATGGCCAGAATATTGGACTTTCAAAGCATTAATGGGAAAGAAAAAAAGTGTTGGAGACAATACCTTCAACCAAGAATTTTGCTGCGTTCCTAAGTCAGTAGACGAAGGTTTTTTTAAGAAGGAAGAAATAGATGCAGTTTCTAAAAAAGAACTTATTAATCACGATATAAATGTTTTAAGAGACACCAAAGCTGATATAATAGCTTGATTTGATATTGGTAAAAAAGCACATGTGTCTTCTCTTAGTATTTTTGAAGTCAATCATTCACAAAAAAAAGTTAAGCAAATTCATCAAATTTTTATGGAGAAATGGAATTATTCAAATTGATCTGAATTTATTCCTCAAAAACCTACTCAAATTGAATATTTAAAAAAGGCAATACAAAATTTTAAAATTGATAGTTTATTTTATGACAATACTAGAGGAGAATTTGAAATTTATGCAGAACAACATATGCTCCCAAGAGAAATGAAGCCAGTAGTTTTTAGTAGTAAAGAAAAAAATAAAATGGCTACACAATTCGCTACACTAGTCTATAATAGAAAAATAGAATTGATTGAAGATGAAGATTTAAAGAAGTCTTTATTGATGGTTATGGGTGATTTAAATTCAGTTTCTTTTGGTTGATTTCATGGAGATGCTTTTTGGTCTATATGTTTAGCCCTGAAAGACTTGTCTGTACAGTCTCTTATGAGCGATAATATAAATATATACATGAATGAAATTGATGGTGGTTGAAAATGAATTATAGACAGTTGACTTCCAAAAGGCTGGTAATTATATTATAAATTTTTCTCTATATGAAGCTGTTAGATAGATTTAAAAAAGCAGTTACTCAAACTTCTGTAATAAAAGAAGCTAAGTGACTAGACGACAAAATGCTTACAAAAGAAATATGATTTGCAAGAGAATGAACACTTTGAACTTATAATGAAGAAGAAAATCCAGACACATTAAAGGTCGAAGACTATATAAAAATGCAGGAAAATGATGGAGAGGTTAGAGCTATTGTTAGGCTTCTTACTCTTCCTATAACTTCATCTCTTCCAAGTTTACAACCTCACAAAGACGACAATTGAGAAAAAGAATTTATTGAGACAGTGTTATTTTCGCCGTCTTCTCTTGGTGGTATGTCTACACCTTTTCAGTTAATTCTATCCGACATGTCAAGGGCTATTACAGAAGGTTTTAGATTATATGAAAAAGTTACTCAAATAATACCAGAATGAAAATATAAAGGTATGATTGGTTGGAAAAAATTAGCTCCTAGAGATGCTAAAACTATTGAGATTGTAGCTGATGAACACGGCTGATTTGGAGGTGCTAGACAACAAGCTACCTTTGGAAATAAAACCATAGACATTGTTATTCCACCAGAAAAATGTTTTCTATATACTTTTCAGAAAGAAAAACATTGGCTTTATGGAGAGTCAATTCTCAAATCAATTCAATACCATTATGACAAAAAACATAAACTTTATTACATAGCTCACAAGAAAGCCGAGCTTGATGCTCTTGGCACTCGTGTTCTTTATTTAAAAGACGCTAATATTCCAGAAGATGCTAGATTAAGAGCTGAAAAAGTAATTGATGCCTCCAGTGTTTTTAATAGAATTACTTTACCTCAACAATATTTCGAATTAGATATAAAATACCCGAGTGGCTGATACGATGTTTTACCAATGATTAAGCACCACGACGGGCAAATGGCAAAAGCTGCCCTTTGTCAATTCTTAGAGTTAGGAAATAATGGAACTGGTAGTTGGGCATTAAGTCAAGATCAATCATCTTGGCTTATGATGGCAATACAATCTCTTCTTGATGACATTGCCGCTACTTTTGACAGTTATGTAATAGCTCCTCTTATAGATTGGAATTTTGGCACACAAGCCTACCCTAGACTTTCTTTTGAGCAAACAAATTCTCAATCCAAACAATTAATGATACAAGCCTTTCAAGCTATTCTTGGTCAAGGCTCTTTACCTTCTGATTTTGTTAATGAAATTATTAACAAAGCGGCTGTTGAACTTAATCTTGAATATGAACCAAAAACTAAAGAAGAGTTTGAAGCTGAAACAAAAGAACCAGAGGAAGAACCAGAAGCTCCAGTAGAAGAACAAATAGAAGAACCAGAAGAAGTTATTGAAGATGAATGAGAGACAGAAGATGAATTAAACAATCAAGTTGAAGAAAAAAATACAGAACTTGAAGATTTATATAATAAATTAGACTCTAAAGAGAAAGAATTAAAATGAGAAATTGAAAAAGGTTTAGTTGATAGAGGTAAGGCTATTTCTGAGGCTCTTAAAGAATATTGGAGAAAAAAAGGTAAGAAAAAAGAAGAAGAACCAAAGTGAAGAGAAAAAAAATGAAATACTCCAGATGAAAGAAAAGCTAGAGTTGCTTGAATGAAACAAAGAGCAGAGTCTTGAAAAGTAGAAAGACTTACAAATATAGTAAAAGAACAAGACAAGGCTATTTCTTGAGCTAAAGATTTGCTTAGACAACTTTCTAATACAAAATCAATAACTAAAGACAAGGCACTTAAAGATAAACTTTTGTGAGAAATTGCTAAACAAAAAGAAGTAATTGCTCAAATGCTTTGAAAAAAATCTGAATTAAAAGATAATCTTTCTGGTGCAAAATCAGAAGAAAAAGCTATTAAAGCAAAAGAAAAAGAAAAGGCTAAAGCTCAAAAAGAAAGAGAAAAAGAAGCTAAAAGAAAAGAAAGAGATGCTAAACAAAAAGAGAAAGAAAAAGCTAAGGCAGAAAAAGAAAAGGTTAAACAGAAAAGAGACAAAATAAAAGAAGAAATTTCATCTATACAATCAGAGATAGCAAGATTAAATATAAAGGCTTCTGATGCTAAAGATAAATGAGCAAAAGAAAAAATAAAAAATGAAATTAATAGAAAGAAAGAAGAAATATTGGCTAAAAAAGAATGATTTAAAAATCTTTCAGAAAATGATAGTGATTTTGTTGAATTATATGATGATTGGTCGTTTGAATATGACTCTTGCATAGATTTATTGGATGAAGTAGCAAAAGAAAAAAAATACTGGAGACCAATGACTAAATATGAAGAAAGAGTAAATTTTGAAGCAATAGAAAAAGAAATGGACAAATGAGAAGATGAAACTAAGAAAAAACTTTGAGAAATTATAGACAAACAAAGAAGAGACTTGGCTAATCAAATCACAGAAATTCTAAAATCTTGAGACCCTAAAAAACTAGACACACTTACAATTAAATACCAGAATGAATATAGCAAAGCTATTGGAGAAACTTACAAAAAGTTATTTGAGGAAGGAAAAAGAAGAGCTGCTGATGAAATTAAAGTCCCTGCTCCTTGAAATAATAAAGAAGTCAAAGACTTTATAGAACAAAAAATTAAATATTCTACTGATGTTCATCAAGAAAATATTTTGAAGCAAATAAAAGCTCCAATATTAGAAAAGTTAAAAAATAAAATTCAACTTTCTGATTTAGACGATGCAATGGATATTCTTTTCAATACAGACGAGCTTTCTGACACTGTTGAAGACATTATTTCAGCAACAGTGGTAGCAGAATCTTTTAACACTTGAAGAGATTTAGTTTTTAAAGCTAATGACGACCAAATATATGGTTATGAGTATTCAGCTTTGATGGATTCTGATACTTGCGACTATTGTGCTAGTCTAGATTGAAGGGTTGTAGAGCCAAATAGTCCAGAATTTGAACAATATAGTCCAATTCAACATTTTAATTGCAGATGTATTTGGGTAGCAATACTTAAAGATGAAGAAGAACCACCAGAATTTACTGGTGTACCAAATTCAATTCCTCCTTCTACTCTTTCGACTTTCAAAAATCTTACTACAATAATTCCTCTAAAGACTAATAAATCGGCTGTAAATATGGCCAAAAAAGAATTAGAAAGACTTGAGAGAGACACTGAAAGGTACGAAGAAAACGAAATATACGAAGACAGGGTAAAAACTAATAAGAAAAAAATAAAACAGCTTAAAAGGTCTGTTTGACTTTCAGATGAACAACAAGATGCCTTGAAAGATTTTATTTCAGAAATTAACTCTTTAAATCTAAATGACTAAAATAAGTGAATTAAAAAAATCGGTAGAAAAACTTGTCAAGAAATTTACTTGAGAAGATTTTATTGTAGAGCTAAAAGAAAAAGATACTTTACAAGTACAAGATGAAATCGAGAGTAAGTTACAAGGAGAATCTGTTTCAGAAATTCTTAATCTTATTGAAATAAACAAGTGAATAAGAAAATTAAATGAAGCTATTTGAATGCTTGATATTCAGCAACAAGATTTTTCAGAAATTACTGATGAGATTAAGTTACTCCAAGACTACGTGAATGCAATAGCAATTCCAAACGAAGTAACTGTAAAAAACTTTCCAGCTAAACAAGTAATTGAATGAGAAGTTAAAATCAAAGATGAAGTAAGCATTAAAGACTTGAAAAAACTTTCTGATTCTCTTTTGGAGATTAAGAAGGCTATTGATGAAGGCAATAAAAAAGAAATGAAAATTGACAAAGTAGATTTTAATTGAGATGTAAATGTCAAAAATATAGGAAAGATCGAGAAAGTACTTTGAGAAATACAAGGATTGCTTTCTAAAATTAATACAGTAAAAACACAAAAGGTTGAAGTGGTAAATCAATTAAGAGAAAGAGAATTTCCTACAACAATGAAAGTAATTCTTGATTGAGTAAGTCTTGATGCTGTAAATAAATCAGATTTTCCTCTTCCAGTTAGGCTTAGTGATGGAGAAAAATTTTATAATGGTATGGCAAAGGCAGTCGGTGGTGCTATTATGGCATCTCCTCGAACTACTTCTCTTGAGGGATTTTCTGGAACCTGTAAAAGTACCGCTGTAACTGTTTGATTAACGGCTGTTTTGCTTCCCACCTCTTCGCTTGGTTCAAGAAAAAGTATGGAAATAACTAATAACTCTACTAACACAATATTTATAGGTTGAAGCGATGTAACAGTGGCTAATTGAGTGCCTTTATTTAAGAAATCTACTAAATCTATTCCTGCTTGAGATTGACTTTCTGTTTATGCTATTTCTGATGTGGCTGGAAATGATGTTCGTACTTTAGAAATAAGTTAATCTTTATAAAATATGTCAAAAATAATATATACCGACGATAATCCAGCTGGCAAACTTTCCTTGCAAGGAAAAATAGTAGCTGGCGGAACCTTAACTTGAGTCACCTGATTAAATTATGATGTTTCTTACACTCTTTCTGGAAAAGAATCTACCACAAATGAGACAACAGAATGAGTTTATGTGGCTTCTCCTTATAATTATTGTTATTTAACTGATTGAAATGATGATCAGCTACAAGATTCTGGTTGAAATAGATTATATTGAAGAATAACTTTATCTTGAAGCGTATGGACACTTTCTTTTTATTCAAGTATTGCCTGAGTAGAAACTCCATATAATTTTATAGTAGCTCAAAATATTAAATGGTATTACCATCAACTTTATAGCAGGGATAATGTCCCAGCTATTTCTGATAACGAAATATATATTCCAGATGAAGTAATAGCAGTTGGCGGCCATGTCCAAAATACTGATACTGGTACTGACAAAACTTCTTGGGTGACTAATTCTTGAAGTGCTACACAAAAAGCAACGCTAGACACTAGCGATATGACCGCTAATAAAACGATTTGAGTAGAATCGTTAAATCAAACAGTTTTACATACTTCTAATTATAACAATCCTCATCAAGTTTCAGCCAATCAAATTGGTGCTGATAAAATAGTTGATGAGATTAATCAAAGTGCTACTCACGACATTAATTCCAATAATCTTTGATCAGATGTAGTTACTTCTTCTGATAATGTGAATAAGTTAGCAGACATTTCATCTACTGGTGCTGAAATAGAGGATGCAGTTTCTAAAAGGCATAATCAAAATACTGATACTTGAACAAGTGAGACTGATTTTAACATTAATTCATCTTCTATCACTCAAAAGGCTACACTTGATACGAGTGATATGACAGCCAATAAATCATTATGAATAGAGGCTTTAAATCAAACAATTTTGCATACAACAAATTTCAATAATCCTCATCAAGTTAGTGCTAATCAAGTTTGAGCTGATGAAATTATAGACGAAATAAATCTAAATTGAACTCACGATATTGATTCAAATAATTTGTCTTCTGATGTAGTTACTTCTGCCGACAATATTAGTAAATTAGCAGACATTACTTCTCCTTGAGCGGATATTGAAGATGCTGTAACTAAAAGGCATTCTCAAAATACGGACACTGGTACTACTGAAACTGATTTTGACATTAACTCTGGAAGTGTAACTCAAAAAGCTACACTCGATTCTAGTGATATGACTGCGAATAAGTCTCTTCGACTTAATGACTTATATGAGGCTGGAGAACACTGGGACAAATCAAATCATCCTTGGATAGACAAATCACAAAGTTGGACTGAAAATCAAAATTTTGAAAAATGAATTAAGGCACAACATAATACTATTGATTGAGAATGAAGCGAATTAAAAATTGAATCAATTCAATTTGATTTAAATCCTTCAGTTGCTCGTGCAGAAGGTAAAGCTTTTTGGAATGCTGATGATTGAACTCTTAATCTTTGAATGCCTTGATCAAATGTAAATTTACAAGTAGGTCAAGAAACTCTAGTAAGATGTAAAGAAGCATCATGACAAACTATTCTTAATGGTAATGTTGTTTATATAAGTGGAGCTTCTGGAGACAGACCAGAGGTTACTTTAGCTGATGCTGATACTTATAACACTAGTTTTGTTCTCGGTATTGCCACTGAAGATTTTGTTGGTGCTACTGGTTATGTAACTATAACTGGTATGGTAAGAGATGTTGATACTAGTGGAATGACAGAAGGTGCTGTAATATGGCTTTCTCAAACAGCTGGTGCTTTTACTACTACTAGACCTACCGCTCCCGCAATTAGTATATTTTTGGGTTATATAGTAAAGGTTCACGCTGTTGAAGGTATAATAATAATCAGACCTACTCTTGTTCCTAGGCTACAAGCTCTTTCAGATGTATATCAGGAAACTCCTAGTGACAATGAAATACCTCAATGGAATCAAGCTAATGCTAGATTTGAACTTAACGATACTCCAGAATTTGCTGATGTAACTATCACTGGTCTATCTGGTTCAGGAGTGATAACTTCAACTAGCGTAGAAACTTCTCTTGAAAATATAGACGAAGCTCTTTTTATTGCTCGTAAACCAACTGGTATAACACCAGAGGAAGCTGCTAAGTTTACTTTGGATTATGATTACGCTACACAAGTATTAACACTTACTAAAATAAGTAATTGGTATTACTATTTCAAAGGTAGAAAAGTATTGGTAACTGGAAACATAGTTTGTACTGCTCATACTAACTCTTATGGAACTTATTTCTATTCGTTTAATGACGCTACTGGTGCAGTAACTGTAAGCAACTCAGTATTCGACATATCTAACACTGTTCAAATAGCCTACGTACTTTATAACCCAACTGCTACTGATACTATAAAAGGTATATGTTTTGAAGAAAGACATGGATTGCAAATGGATGGTAAGACTCACGAATATCTACACGAAACAAGAGGGACTATTTATGAGGAAGGTGGTGCTTTAGCTGATTATACTCCTTTAACAGATACAACAGCTGCTACTACCTACTCTCTAGCCTCTACCGTCTTTGATGATGAGGATAAAGAAATAACAACCGCAGCACAAGCAGACGGTTCTAATTATGTTCATATGTGGTATACTGCCGCAGGTCAACTTGATTGGTTAACTGCTCAACCACTTCCTTATCAAATAGCAAGTAATAATATAGTTTATAATCCAGTCGGTTCCGCTCTAGTACAAGTAACTACTAACAACAGATATTTTAATTTATATCCGATAGTCACTAACTCTGTATCGGCTACTTTTGATAATATCGTATTAATAGGTAGAGGACTTTATACTTCTCTTGCTTTGGCTCAAGCTGAATCT